ACAGAGGGTGGTGCTCGAAGATGTAGCCTTCCTCGATACGGGTGATACCCGGCTCGGGATAAATACGGAACGGGTCAACACGCTCAAACTCAGGAGCCAGACGTTCAATCGGCTCAACCACAGTCTTGCCCATCACAGTCTTCCAGCCTAGCGCACGCTGACGGCGTACCACTGGGCCTTTGATGAAGGCAGCAGGGAAAGTAACGAGGTCAGTGATGAAGTCGTTGAACGAATCTGCCCAGCCGCCTTGAGCGAACTGGTCTTCAATCTTCAACTTCATCTTGTCCGCACGGTTCTGTGCGTCTTGCAAAATCTTGAAGCGATAGTCTTGGGAAACCATCTCTTTGAGTTGCTGCATCTCCTCTTTGGTCGGAGCTTGCTGCGTCTCTTGCAGCATCGTCAGCACTTCGCTTGCAAAGATGTCCTGAATCTCTTGGCGTTGCAGCGGAGACAAATCAGGAATCGGGGTGGGCACAATATCCCACGGTGGAGTACCACTATCGAGCAAGATGTCACGTAGCCAAGACTCCGCTGCGCGGCACTTGACTTCAGTAATCATCATGTAAATCTCAGAGCCGCCTTGTTGACGAATCTGATTTAGTTTCTCAGGCTCATACTCGCCGTTGCGCTGACGCAAGGCCATGAGCATCTTGTCCTCAATAGGCTTCTTAGCAATCTTCGCTGCATCCCAGCACATACGAATATGCTGAGACAGACCCAACACCATCGGTTGGTTCTGCCGCTCTTGCAATGCCTTTTGCGTCGCTTCTTGCTCTTGTTTCTCAAGCTCAGCGTTAGACACTACGCGAAGGAATGTAAGACCTGCCATTTAGACCTCGCCTTTTTTCTTGCGCTGTTTCATATAGTCAATGAAGTCCGATGCTTTGTACAGGACTTTACTCTGCGGCGAAAGCATAGCCGCAGTACTTACGAGTGAGTCAGGCGTCAGTTTCACAGAAGTCATCTTAGGCATCTGTGCCTTCTCAGACATCTTAGGTAGAGCCATCTGCACAGATTTGGGAGTTTGTGACGGAGCTACTGAATAGACAGCCTTAGGGGCTTCTTGTCCCGGCAACACATTACCTGTACTAATCGCAGCATTTTCCATGCGGCGGTTGTACGCAGCAAAACGCTCATCACTAAACTTCTGAGCTTCGGCTTTCTTGGACTCGCCGTAGTATTTAACTTCTCCGGGCTTTGCAATCTCAGGCATTGCTGAAACTCTAGCAGCCTCACCAAACCCAACGGTTGGAGCTTTTGCCTGTGCTTCCATTGTGGTGTCGTATGGTGTGTACACCAAACCTTCACCATACTCACTCCATGATTCTTCACGGGGTTTAGTGACAGTCACATCACGTTGCCCACGACCAAATCGTTCCTTGATAGTTACAGGAGCACTATACGCCGTACCTGCTGGGCCAGCTTTACCAGCCTCGTCCACATACACAGTACGAGTTTTCTGAGTGACAGGACGGGTATCGACGACTTCACCGCCCGCAGCATATCCCTTGACGGGAGTCTTGTTGACTGTCAGTTTGGGATTTGTACTGCTGTGGGAGAGAACCTTCGCCATTTAGTCCTCCGTCTCAGTATCAGGACGCTTACTGGTCTTGTACTCTTGAACTTCCATGATGTCCTCGATGGTCATCACAGGTTGTTTCCACTCCATCGGTTTGTACTCTTTGGGTTTGCCAGCCAAGCCGCTAGTGTCCATCTTCTCGTTGTCTGAGAAGATAGTGTAGTCCTTGTGATGTTTGACCTTGACCATGCGTAGCCTCCTGTTCGTCACACTACTATATATTGTAATGTGGACATACCAAGAAGTATACAGGCTGTCAAAGTAATTCGACAAGAAAAATGTGCCCCCGGGTATAAGCCGGAGGCACAGAACCCACTGAAGGAGGTGTGGGAGGTGACAACTGCCGCTGCAAAGAAAAGCGACACTGACATCATATCAAGTCCAGCCCATGCTTGCAACGGGCTTAATTTCCCGGCGTTGGGGTAAATAATTCCCCTCGCCAACGGAGGCGATATGGAGCATGAGGTATTGTAACGCTTCGGCTACGTGGGAGTGTTTATTTTTTTCGATGTCGCCATCGCCTCGGGGTTTGTACCTATATCCGCCCATCATCGCCGCTTTCAACTGGGTGCATGACGGGTCGAGTAGAAAGGCCGGGTCGCCATCCACCTGACGCATCAGGTAGTCATCGACGGCATTGATACGTGCAGAGATGTTGTTGGTTCTTGCCGGAATGACTTTGAGTCCTTCGGCTTTGATGATGTCAACGGCTGACCGCTCGTCAGTCTGCGCCCGCTGGATACCAGCAGGGTCAGTGACCACCAATATGGGAGCACCCCCGAACCGCTCGTATATCAGGGGCTTGAGCATAGACCTTACAAATCGCTGTACGCCCATGTCAAAGCTGACCGCTTCCGCCAGCAGGATGGCACGACCACGGGGGTCTTGCTGTCCGATGACAGCGGCTGGGGTAAGCCCCAAGTCCATCCCAACGATAATGGGTCGAACCCCATTGTTGATATGGCGAAGCCTCTCTCTAGCCATATGGTAGTCCGGCCTGAAATACTTGTAGACTGGCATACCAGCCGAGGAAAGCCCGTACTCACCGTCGATGTATACGCGGACGTATTCTTCTGAACGGCCTTGAGTATCGTAGTATCCATCGGGTAGGTTCTCGATGTTCTCTGCAAAAGTTGAGCGACCGGACGGTTGTTTGAACACCGCCCACCCGTTGTTATTGGGAGATACGCCATCTTTCGGGTCTAAGCCTTCCATTTGATAGTACCACCACGTATCCATCGTCGGTGGGTTAGTATCGCCCCACATACCGTGCCATGTCGGCCCGCCATCTTTCGCGGACGGAAAACGACCGATACGTTTGGACATCGCATCCACAATATCGGGGTGGATGTCCCGGCACTCGTTGAACCATGAGAACGTCAATTCCAAGGAGTTCAAGTTGGCAACGTCGTCCGCATCGTCCAGTGCACGGAACATTATCTCGCACTCTACATCCCCTACTTTGAAGAAGTACGTCTTGGTCGTGCGCATGTAGTCGCCGCACTGCCCCGGTGGGAACCAGTCCAAGAACGTCTTGATTGTTGTGTCCTGCAACTGGCGTGCAGTCTCACGCACAATCGCCGCCCGTGTTTTGCGTATACCCTGCGCGTTCGGAGCCTGCATACTGGCGCGGCGCACAATCTCAAACGACGAGGTTACCGACTTACCAGAACCGACTGGCCCCATGAGCACACGCATCTTGGCGTCTGACTCCATGAACCGCTTACCAGTTGGCGGTGGTGTATAGTTAATGTTCAGCATGTTGTACCTCCACGAGCATGACCCAGAACTCGCGGCCCCGGCGTTTGTGCTTCACGATTTTTGTTTTGTAGGACAACCCATATTCCCGCAGGGCTGTCTCCATATTATGCGCTTCACTTGCACTGACGAAGCGTGCAGCTTTCATACCCTCGAACGTAAGGTTAAACTTACTCTCCAGATGCAATGGCAGCGACATCCGTCACCTCTGTGGTATCTGCCTCGATGGTGCGGGCGTCATTAGGGTTACTACCTAGATTGATGGTGATGCGTACGCCGCCCCCGCCTCCTTCCACAACCGCCTCGTTCTTAGGCTCCAGACCACCCCACTTCACAGTGGATTTAATCAGGTCGGCTTTTACAGCAGGGGAAACTGCTGGGTCGTGAATCAACATCCAAGAAGTTGTCAGGAGTTCTTCTGCTTGGGCGCGGGCCTTGAGTTTGAATGTCAGACCTTTCTCGCGCACTTCCTCGCGGTAATGCTCGACTTTCTTGAGGAACACTGGGTCAGCGTTGAACTCAAGGATTTCGGTAGCCGAGATTTTGTGGCGGGTCATGACTTCTTGCAAAGTCTCCCCACTGCCCTCTAGGGTAAGAGCAATGTCGAACGCCAACCTATCTGACCATTTCGTGTGGTGTAGTGGTAGGGTATCCATGCCCCGAATATAACACGGCAACTTACTGGAGTGTCAAGCACGGAATAACTTATCAGTCGGGGGTTTTTAAGTTTATAGTGAAATTAAGGAAGTTATCGGAAAACGCTAACTTTACACGTTCCTTTGGGGGGCGGTGCAAACGCCAGTCCATGTCCCCCTCGTCACCCGCTCAAGCGAGCAAGCCAGCGACAGCCGAACCGCGCCCACAAACGCCTTGATTTCAGGCGTATTTGACATTTCCGTCAAGTCTGGCAATCTAGAACTGTCGATGCAGATGCACCGATTCAGACGCAAGTCTGATGTTCTTTAACCTTGTTAGGAGAAAACCATGAGTGAACGCACTCCAACCGCTAAGCGGTCGATTGCCCCCGTAACTGTGACGGTTGAAATCACAGCCACCCGTATCAACGAGAACGGTACGCTCTCGGGAATTACGGCAAAGGTTGTGAAGCAACCAGTCAAGGGTAACGAGTTTAAGACCTCGGTTCCCCCAATGGCAGGCGGAGCAATCTACCTCAAGGCTCTCAGTCTCGAAGGTCTCCAAATCCTAGCGGATAACGAGCCAGCGCAGGCAGCAGCCAAGCGGAAGTTGTTCTAAGTAGTAGGAGCCGGAGCAATCCGGCTCCCTTTCTAACCGCACAATGAAGGAGAATTCCATGAGTGCAAAGCGCAAGCAAGAGTCCTATCGGTTCGTGGTCAAGTGGATAGAAGGCGATTCAATCTTCTTTCGCTGGTTCAAGCGTGATAGATACGCTGTACAGTTCCAGCAAGAGTTGATTGACGACGGAATCCCACCCGAGATGATTCGGATTCACATGAAGTAACCCAAAGGAGCGGAGCCGAAAGGCTCCCTCCCCTAACTTTACAGGAGTTTAACATGGAAAAGTTCTGCGAGAAACACCCCGAAGTAGCAGCAATCATCATTGCACCAGTGTTGTATGTGTTGTTATGGTTGGCAATGGCACTGTTCTGAACCACAAGCCCGGCGAAAGCCGGGTTTTTTATTGTCTGAAACTTTACATTTTATGTATATTATATATAAACCATACGCCGGGGGGTGCAGGCATGGCAGTTTAGCGGTGCAATAGCGCAGTAATCTAAGGGCTAAGGCAATAATCTAACTTTACATGACATGTTTTAGATTGTTGTAAGGCCTAACTTGACACCAGTAAGTGGTTGATTCCATTGGGAATAGTGCCATGAGAGAGTGTAAACAATCTAAATAATCTAAATAATCTAAACAATTTACACATACGCCCTTTCATGGGAGGATAAGACTGTAAAGTAAAGGAAGGCGGGTGCTTGTAGTGCTGTGTTGTCACCGTAACTTGACTAGATTATTTGCCTCACATAGATTATTCCGCTGTAAGTTGTTGATTCTTTTAGGAATTCCTAACAATCTAAGTTTTGTATTTGACAGTTGTCTTTGTCTCTGGTATTCGCGGTGTTAGATTATTGCCTGACCTTGTATAATTACAAAACTCAGCCGACCCCTCGAAGTTAGTGCTCGCTCACTCGAAAACCCACGCCCAGCCTGTGTTTGCGTTTTTTCGTGGCTCGGGCAATCTGACCCTGACCCCAGCAACACCGCTGTGGTGTCAAAGATGTAATGTAAACTTAATCAACTTCAGGAGAATGTTATGCAAGCAACAGTGAAGAAGTCCATCAAGCCCGTTACCTTTACCATTACTGTGGTAGCCAAGAAGGTCAACGAGAACGGTACATTCAGTGCCTTCGAGGTACAGAGTGTCAGGCAATGTAAAGAACAACACCTTTAAGGTAGTAGCACCTCCACAAGCAGGTGGTGCTCTGTACATCAAGTGCGAAACACTTGAAGGCTTAGAGATTATGCAAGAAGGTGCAGTATCCAATGCACCCAAAGCCAAGTTGTTCTAACTTGACAGGGCAGAGTAACCCTCTGCCCTACTTCCCACAACTTATTGGAGGATATATGAACCAATCAGACTTATCAGGCATACCTCGTGTAGCCAATGCCAAGTGCAGACAATTCGTGAAAGACCGTGAGCCATTCAGGGGTAGCAACCTGTATGGCATTTACTCATTGGTTGACACAGACAACGAAGTTTACACCGTGTATTCCTACGGTGACCACTACCCCATGTTCATCTATGCCAATGGCATGTGGTTCGAGAATGAGGACAAGTACAGCCGCTCTACCTCAAAGCATCATGGGCAAGCACATCCTCATGTCCCTACCATCCTACTGTCAACACGATGGATGCAGAGACTAGCCAACAACGGCTATCAGGGGATTGCCAAAGAGCGCATCTTCAACGAACCAGTGGAGGCTTAACATGGAAGATTATCATTTGCCAATCTGTACAAACTGCTATGCCGTGAGGGTAGAACCTCAACGCCGATACATGCCAAGACCCACATGCTTACGGTGTGGTGAGGAAGTAGCCAAGCAACGCAAGTTTACAGTGGCTTGTAACAACAAGCAGGGGTATGAGTTAATCACTGACCCTACCCATCTCAAACAACTTAACCCAAAGAGGACAACATGAGGAAACTGCTTAACCTTTTCGTCACAGCCATAGCCACGCTACTCATTGTCGGTACTTTCGCAGTACTGCTCATTGAGTGGATGGCAGGTTGTGGCGAAACCTATATTGATGCTAATGGGGTACGGCATCAGTATGAATGTGTGTTTATCCCCCAACCAACTGAAAGGAAATAACCATGAAGCGACTATTTGCCCTCCGTGATAGCCGTGGACAACTTGTCCGACACGAGGAAACCAAACAACCGATGTACTTCTCGGACAAACAAGCGGCACGAAACTACCGCAGTAAGTTGACACAAGAAATCAATGTGTACTTCGTGACCTACGGCGTTGACCATAAACTTTACAAAGGAAACTAACATGCGAGCCTCATTGCTTAAAGACACAATCCGTTCCACCTTCCCCATTCAGCGTACGCTCTGTATCGAGGGTAGCCCCGGTGGTGGTAAGACAACCATCGTGCATGAAGTTGCACAAGAACTTGACATCCCAGTTATCGAACGACACATGCCAACCATGCTTGTCGAGGACTTCGGTATCCTGTTCCCTGAGGGTGATGGTGGACTGAAGTACAAACTGCCCGACTGGTTCCCAGTTAAAGGCAAAGCACCTGAGCAGGGTATCCTGCTGTTCGATGACCGCAACCAAGCTAATGCTGACCTGCAAAAAGTCCTAGCCAACATCTGCCAAGCCCGTACTCTGCATGGCACACCGATGCCTGATGGGTGGCAAGTCATTTCGACAGGTAACCGACAGGCAGACAGAGCAGGTGCAAACCGTGTGCTATCACACCTTCGCAATCGTGAGACTGTGGTGGAACTCGAAACACACCTCGATGACTGGACTTCATGGGCACTTGACCATGATGTAAAGCCTGAGGTGATTAGCTTCATCCGCTTCCGCCCTGCATTGCTTC